TGTAACGCTGCCCGTGTTTCATTCGGTAAAGAAACTGAGTGGGATTACGAAGAGTCAGATGCTTACAGCTTTAAGCAACACCTTAAAACAAAAGATAGGAAGCTTATACAATACCTAGCCAAACACAATCACATCAGCCCCTTTGGGCATTGCTTTGCCAGCTTTCACATCAAAGCACCCGTCTTTGTAGCTAGGCAACTTGTGAAGCATAAGTTTCTACGGTGGAATGAGATTAGCCGCAGGTATGTGGACAATGAGCCTGAGTTTTATGTACCTGATACATATCGGGGGCGAAGTCTTGATAAAAAGCAAGGTAGCGCAGGTAAAGTAACTGTATCTGACAACGGTTTTAACGAGATTGCATTGACAGAGTATGAGTACCTACTAGACTTAGGTGTCTGCCCAGAGCAAGCACGTATGGTACTACCACAGTCTATGATGACTGAGTGGTACTGGTCAGGTAGCTTGGATGCGTTTGCTGATATGTGTAAGCTTCGCTGTGCGCCTGACACACAAGCAGAGACAGCAGAGGTAGCGTGGGGAATTGATCGCATTATGGTTGACCTGTTCCCTGTGTCGTGGAGAGCATTAAGGGAGAATGGATGATGAGAGGTAATATTAACGGTGCAATCAAGGCGTCAGCTATTGTAGCTTTACTGATAGCTGCGCCACCTGTGTTGATAGCTATGACGTATGACGAATACCCAAAGTACTGCAAGCTATCAATATTGCTACCATGTATAGGAGTAAGTGATGAATGACATTAAAGTAACAGATGTAGAAGAGCACCGTGATGGTAGCGCTACACTACAAGTAGAGTGTGCCCCTGAGATATTCGCAGCCATCTTTAACGTAGGGTTTGTAGCTCTTATAAAGAGAGGCTTAGAAAGTGAGAAGTGGCAGACATGTGTAAGCTGTGGTGGCCCCGCTCAGAATGATATGTGTGGCTTTTGCTTAGAGGAAGAATGATATGGCAGAACAAAAATTTGAAGATGCAAAAAGTGAAGGTTGGCTTTATGCAGGAAGAAACTCAAAAGGTGAAATTAAGTTTAGAAAGTACACAAACCAAGATCTGAATTATGTAAAAAAGTATCTTGATGATAAAGGCTTGGCATACTACGTACATGAGAAGGCTAAATTAGTTTTTATATATAAAGATCCTGAGCCTGAAAGTCAGTACAGTGCTAGGTATGCTTACTACTATACTACTGGTATGTGGGGTAATGACAAAAGGAAGAAACATTACCATTCCAATGGTATAGAAGATTTTATAGATAGATTCTTTACAACTAAAGAAGAGAACAAGAAATATTGGGATGAAAAAAATAAGAAAGAAAAGACATGAGTATGGCTGGAACAATAGAAGACATGCGTTGGGAAATAAAACTGTTGAAAGATGAAAACAGTAGGCTTAGACGTTTCATTAAGGATCACAAACTGATTCGTGAGTTTGACGATGAAGAACGTAAGAGAGCCTTAGAGAGAGCAAGAATAAATAAATAACTACACTTGTAGGAGACAAGGATGATTGAATTAGCATTACTAAAAACTCTACTTAATAAAGAGTTTTACGATCAACACAAAGGCATACGCTGCCCTGATAAGATCTTTACGAAAGACACACGTAAGATCAAACAGGCGTTAGATACGGCAATGCAGACGTATGAAGAAGATATGTCTGTGTCAGATCTTGAGGCTGTGTTCATGGGGCTTAATCAGACCATGACAACCGCTACGAAATCTGCATTCCAGGATTTATTTCAACGTTTAGCTAAGGCTGAGCCTATTAAGAAAGACATTGCAGAAGATACCTTGAGCCACCTGTTTCAGCAGTACGTTGGTGAGCAGGTTGCCAATCTAGGTTTCGACTTTGTGAACGGTAGTCAGAATAGTCTTGAGCCTTTACGCCGCTTATTAGAGGATTACAAAGATGATTTTACTCCTAACCTTCGCATTGATTGGGATGATATTGACATTGATACATTGCTTGCTGCTAATAATCTTGAAACACAATGGAAGTTTAATATACCAAGTCTCCGTAGAAAGGTGGAAGGCGTTAGTAATGGTCATCTTCTTGTGGTTGGTGCTAGGCCTAATACTGGTAAAACTTCCTTCCATGCCTCTCTGGTAGCCGGTACTGATGGGTGGGCATCACAGGGTGCCAAGTGCATTGTACTGTGTAACGAAGAGAGCTACGAGCGTGTAGGTGCACGTTACCTAAGTGCTGCAACCAACATGAGTATGGATGAAGTTAAAGAGAATGTATCACTAGCACGTAAGCGTTACGATCCAGTAAAACAAAACATCCGTATCAAAGACAGTACAAACAAAGATATGAAATGGGTTGAGGCGGTAGTAAAGAATGAAAAGCCTGATATTGTTGTGTTGGATATGGGTGACAAGTTTGCAACCAAGAATAGCGATAAGTCAGACATATACCTCAAGGATGCAGCCATCCATGCACGTAACATTGCAAAGCAGCATAATTGTTGTGTGATTTGGATGTCTCAGCTATCTGCTGTTGCAGAAGGTAAGGTCTACGTTGATCAGTCTATGATGGAAGGGTCTAAGACAGGTAAGGCAGCGGAAGCAGATCTTATGGTTTTAATATCTAAAGATCCTATCGTAGAAGGGCAGTCAGAAGAGTCAACACGGCGGCACCTGAACATTGCTAAGAACAAACTAAAGGGTGGGTGGCATGGTGTTGTCCATTGTGAATTAGATGGTGAGCGTTCACTCTACACCGCTTAGGAGAATAGATGAGACTTGTATTAGATGTAGAGAACAGCATCACATGGCGTGATGGTAAGACGTTCATTGACCCCTACGAGGTAGGCAACCACCTTGTTCAGGTAGGCATGGTAAATGCTGATAACAAAGAAGAGATTATGCTTGTTACCTTAGATCACAATGAGCATAAGGATTCAGATGGTCAAGGTAGAGCCTTGATACAGAAGTTACTTGATAAGACTACACTGCTTATCATGCACAATGCCAAGCATGATCTTATGTGGCTATGGGCCAGTGGCTTTACGTATGATGGTGACATCTATGATACCCTGTTGGCAGAATACATATTGTGCAGAGGGCAGAAGCCCAAAGAAGGTATCAGCCTATCAGCCTGTGCTATTAGAAGAGGCTTAGCAGAGCAGAAGGAAGACTACCTTACTGCCTGTATAAAGAAAGGAATAAACACCCATGAGACGGATCTCGACTCTCTTAGCATTTATCTTCGGGCTGACATCCTCACAACTTGTGAGTTGTTCCACAGCATCGAAGCAGACTATGCAACCCCAGAATCCCGCTCCCTTCATGCAGTCAGAACCGTCACCTTTCAAACATGCAGAACCCTCACCGAAATGTACATGTCAGGATTAAAGGTAGACCTTGATGTATTGGAGCAGGTTAAGGAAGAGTTTGAGCTTGAACAGGCGCAGATAGAAGAGCGTCTGCAGAGCCAAGTGCGGGATCTTATGGGTGATACACCTATCAATTTAAACTCACCTGAACAGCTATCTCAGGTTATCTTCTCACGTAAGCCTAACGATAAGAAAGAATGGGCTGACATATTTGAGTTTGTAAAAGATAAGGCTGAGTTTAAAGCTGCAGTCAATGCTAACTCTAAAATGCTGTTTAAGACAACCGCTTTTACGTGCCCTACATGTAATGGGGCTGGACATACATACAAGACAAAGAAAGATGGCACACGTTATGCTAGGCCCAACAAGTGCACTACCTGTGACTCAAGAGGCTACGGCTTAAAAGAGTCTAAGCAAATGGCTGGTCTGGGCTTTAGTGCACCAAACAAGAAGTGGATAGCACATAGTGGCTTTGGTACAGGAAAGGATAACTTAGATGCGCTGGTGGCAACGGCTAGGAACAATAACATGGAATCTGCGGCAAGCTTTATTCTGGATGTTAAGCGCCTTAATGCTATCACTAGCTACCTTTCTAGCTTTGTTAGCGGCATATCTGTGCATACTAAGTCTAATGGATACCTTCACGCAACTCTTAGTCAGCACATAACGGCTACAGGTAGGTTCAGTAGTAAGAATCCTAACATGCAAAACATGCCTCGCGGTGGTACATTCCCTGTTAAGAAAGTATTTGTGTCACGTTGGCAAGGCGGTAAAATTTTAGAGGCAGACTTTGCCCAGCTTGAATTTAGAGCGGCTGCGTTCTTAGCTCAAGATGAGGTTGCAATGAGAGAGGTTGAAACAGGCTTTGACGTACATGCTTACACTGCAAAGGTTATCTCTGATGCAGGGCAACCTACAGCTAGACAGGCAGCAAAGGAGCATACGTTTGCCCCACTCTTTGGCGCTACTGGTTATGGGCGTAGCAACGCTGAGAAGGCTTACTACGAGCACTTCAATGATAAGTACAAAGGCATAGCACAGTGGCAACAAAACTTAGCTGACGAAGCAATGCGCTTCAATAAGATTACCAACATCAGTGGTAGGCAGTATGCTTTCCCTGACATTGAGCGCAGAGCTAATGGCAGTGTCACACACTTTACTATGTTAAAGAATTATCCTGTGCAGGGCTTTGCTACAGGTGATGTTACCCCTGCTGTACTTAATGAGTTTCACAAAAGATTGAAGCCACTAAAATCTGTACTGATCAACACAGTACATGATTCAGCGGTGGCTGACATACACCCAGATGAAGAAGAAGAGGTATTACAAATAGTTGCAGATCTTAATGACAACCTTGTGGATCTGATAGAAGATGTTTACAGAGTACGTATGAATGTGCCGTTATTATTAGAGGCAAAAATAGGCCCAAATTGGCTTGACACAAAAGACGTATAATGTATAACTACAATTTCATGTAACGCTCATCGAAAGGAAAAGATATGAGCCAAGAATTAGCAGTAGCACTAGACCGTGGACAATCAATGGCAGAGCTTATGGGCGTGTCTAACAGCACACCACAGAGCGCAACGCCTAGCGTATCACGGCTCAACGTCAACCAAGAGATCCTAGAGAAAGAGGTATCTATGGATGGCGAAACGTTTATGAAACCAACCGTACCAAAAGGAGCTTACAAACTAACTACAGGTGATGATGTAGTATACAGTAAAACAGTT